AGCGTTGAGGGCCGCGGGCCTCCGCCGAGGATGAGGCGGCCGCCGTGGAATGAACCGGCGACGGGCCAGCCGCGCGTATCGCTCCATGTATCAACGAAACCCGTGAGTTTATCGGCTGCGCTGCTGGCGACGGCCGTCGAAAAGAACGGGATCTCGGTTACGGCTATCACTTCGGTGGTGCTGTTGTATTGCACGATGCGCGCAAGCCCGCCGTTGCCTTCGATTTTCTGGCCCACATCTCCGGCCGAGAAAACCGCCGAGCCTGCGGTCACGGTGATTTTACCCTCGACCGCCGAGAGCGTGAGCGTGGTCGCGATGGCGGCCGACGCAGGCACATAGTCATATTTCGGAATGTAATCAAACGTGATGGGCGTCACGGTCCAATCTGTATCGCCGGTGATGCCGCGCACAATGCTGTGCGGCTGCATCTCGCGGTTGAAAACGATCATCGTGTCGTAGCTCTGCGTCCAGTTTATCGAGCGCAGCAGGTCGCCGGTCCACGGCGTATCGGCGATCGTGTGCACGATGGCACCGTCTTTTACGACCTTGATCTGCTCATCCAAAAATATCAGGTCGTAGGTGTCATCGACCGAGAACTCGAACGGCACCAAGCGCACGGCGTCATCATCGGCAATGTCATCGGTGAGGTCGGCGAGGAATTGCAGGCCCGGGCGACGGCGCACACCGCCCTGCGGCTTGACAAACACGTTATCGAGCAGCGCGGCGCCGGTGTAATAATGCTTGATGTCGGTGCGGATCGTGAGCTCCGGGTCGAGCTCCCCGGATGCGAAATTCGATTTGAGCAGGTTGATTTTACGGCCCATCCGTTACCTCACATCGATGAGGCTGTAATCGCCGCTTGCTTCTTGCGAGGGCCGCTGCTGCGCATCGATCTGTTTGGCGATGGCGAAGTATCCGCCCTGCTGCATCTCGCTCGGCGATCCGTATGCTTTCATGTCCCAGCCCTCGGCCTTGCTGCTGTCGTCGGTGAGGGGCTCGGCAAATCGCGCGGCGGCCGTGTAAATCATGAGCTGCGTGACGTAGGGCGGGAATTTCGCCTCGTTTTGTTTGGCCTGATAATCGATCCAGATGCTCGGATCATTCGCGTAAAGATGGTCCTGATAGATGTCGTAATCCTTGGTGGTGGTCGCGCCTACCTCGCCGGATGTGAACACCGCGCGCGGGCCGCCGAGGCGATCGCTGGGCAGCTGGAAGGCATAGCGGTATTCATTCGTCGGCACGTCGCTCAAGCGAGCCAGGCGGCGCTTGGCGAGCGTGAACCGCCACGGGTATCGTGAGAGCACCTCGGAATAAACCATCGGGTAGAGCGTGCGGCACGTCGTCACCTTGTCGTCGTTTCCGGCGAGCGAGTTGATGGGGGTGAGGCCGAGCAGAACGAGAGCCCGGGCGCAGATGTCCACGTCGGTGTTGCCAGCTGCGAGCGTCATGAGATACCTCCGAAAATGTGTTTCGTTGCGCCCGACATCGATCTGATTTTATCGGTGATGTGCGGGATTTTTTCAACCATCTGGCGCATGGCATCGTGCCACGCCATCACCAGCCCGTGCTGTTTGGACAAGACGCCGATGCGTGGATCCTCCGGCGTGCTCGTGTGCGTGTCGAGGTTCGCATATCCGCCGCCGCCGTCCATCGGGCAGCCGCAGAGGATGACCTGCTCATAACCAGCCGCGACCATGACGGCCGCAGCGAACGGTGCGGACCCGGCCCATGTGCGCACTTTCCAGCGGTAGCACGGGCGGTCGGTTTTCGCTTGCTCGGTGTCTCGGATGTGAACGATCGGAAAAGGATCGCCGGGCCATCTGGCCTCGTGCTTGGCGATGAATTGCTCGATTTTTTCGCCGTGGCATGTCGCGATGTGGTCGGCGCGCAGCAGCTCAACGGCATCGTTGACGGCGCATATGGCGTAATCAGGGCCGACGATTTCGACGGCATTGCAAAAATCATCGTACCAGCAGGGATGTGTGCCGATGACAAGGCAGACACCGCGCTCATGTTTCAGATATTCAGGGGTGGCAGAGCCGAGCTCGAACTCAAGGTTCGACGGCCGCGCCCACATATTCGGCGCCAGCTTTGTGTTGAAATTTGAGAGCGGTCCTAAGAACGTCATCGTTTCCCTCTTGTGAAAAGAGGGGCGGGGCCCATGCACCCCGCCCCCCTCAAAAAACCCACTAAGCTGCCGATTAGTAGGTATCGGTTACGCTGATCGCCGTGCCATCCGCCACGTCAACGGTGGTGCCGTTGTTCGCGTTGACGTACACGAGGCGCGGTGCCGGAGTACCACCGGAGCCAGCGCCAGCCAGCACATAAATCAGGTCGCCCACTTTGAGCAGCCCTTTGGCGAGGTTGAAGTAACCCGACGCCGTGATGGTGTTGATCGCATCGGCCGAGGCGTAAGACCAGACCGAAGGCGCGCCCTTGAGTGAGGAAGTCCCGACGCCTGAAAGCGGCTTCGAGCTGTTACCCACCGGGGCTAAGTTAGCCATTGCAAAAGTCATTTTGACCTACCTTGTAAAAAAAGCGTTGAACGAAAAGCGGAACTCGAAAGAGGCGCCCGATTAGGCGGCGCCGCTCTCGTTGGTCGTGACTTCCACGATGCCATCGGGATCGATGGCGACCGCGCCAGCCTTGAACAAACCGTTCGCGAGCCAGCTGGTTTTTTCGGGGATGTAGTTGACCTCGGTACGTTGGTCGAGGCCAACAGCCAGGCCCATCGAACCGCGCACACCGCCATGATAAAAATAGTTGGTGCGTTCGTTCGTAGCGAGCGGCAAGCCGCCCTCGTCGCGGTCATCAAACACCTTGAAGTTGAAGCCCAGCCATTGATTGATCTGGCCGTCAACGAGCGCCTTAACGGCGTTCTTGTCGAAGGTGTTGGCGTCACTGTCGCCGAGCAGGCCATACATGCCATTGGCATGAACCGCGGCATAACGGTCGGCCATCGGAACGCCTTTTTTATCGAGGCGCGCCTTAGCCAAACGGCATTTAGCGGTGTTCAGGTTGCTGGCCGTGCCGCCGACGTTCACGCCCACCGTGAGCGTGGTGCTCGCGGCGTCCATGGCGTCGAGGATGAGCTGATCTTCGCGGCGGCCAATGGCCCCGGCGATGACAAACGCAAGCTCGCGCTGCTCGTTCACGTTGTTGGTGGCTTGGTCGAAAACGTCGGTATATTCCGGCGCGTTCCAGTCGGTCAGGGTGGCCGATTTGCGGGCGTGGCTGATGTTCATCGGCACGACATCCGTTTGCGGGATGCGCGGCGTGGCAATGCCTTTGCCCATGGTCGGGAATTTGTATTCGGAACCCACGACGCCGGTCTTAGTGCGGATCGTCGGGCGCAGGACATTGCCCTGCTGGGTGTAGGCGTGCTTCACCATATCGTCGAATTGCTGGATCTGGGAGGCGGTGAGAAACTTTGACATAGCGGTTTTCCTTCGCGGTTGAGGGGTTTTTTCCTAAACGCGAGCCGTTGTCCTGTATCCGTAGGGCGGCTGACTTCACCCGCTCGGGTGCATCGGTCGAGGCTTACCTCGATGTAGTGGGCCCCAGAACGGAGTTATCCACGAAGCTGATGCGCTCATGATGCTTAAAAAAAAATCCCCCGTCAACAATGACGAGGAATTTTTGTGGATAACTACCGGGTGACGGCGAACTATCGTTTCGAGCTGATGGCGGGCTGGGTGCCATACATCCGATCGTAAAGCCCATCGACCTTTTTCTTGTAATCGGGGTCGGTGTCGTATTTCGGGTCATTGAGCATGGCCGAGAGCTCGGTCGATGTCGGCATCCCGCCCTCGGTATTCGTCGGGTTTGTCGGGATGGGCTGCTCGCCATAATGCTCGCGGAGCGCCTGCAGGAATTGCACGCCGGGTGCGGTTTCCATGAGGATGCGCGCCTCGTCGAGCATGGCGTCATTGATGCGGCCCGCCTTGTACATCGAGCCCAAAAAGTCGAATTGATTTTTGATCACCGCGTCGGCGTTCTTGCCGAGCTTGGCTTTCTCGGCGACGACATCGATTTGCAGCTTTTTGACCTCGGGCTCCACCAGATCGGCGTATTTGTCGAGCAGCTGATCGAGGGCGCCCTGCGGGATTTTGTTCTCGACGGCCCATTTAGTGAGCTCCTGCACGGCCGGATCCTTCGAGGCGTCGGCATCCTTGTTGCCGAACAGCGTGACCTTTTTCGCGTCGGCGAGGTTGATTTTGTAATCCTCTGCCTTTTCCGGCGCTTTGTGGTCGCCTTTGTGAAACTTCTGCTCGAGCTCCTTAAACGATTTGTGCATCGCCTCGTAGCGCGGCTCGCCCTTCTCGGCATCCCAAAACTTGTCATCTTTGAGCCAATCCGGCCGCGCCTGCTTTTGGCCTGGCTGCTCGACGGGTTTCTGGTCGTCGGGCTTTTTGTTGGGATCGGTCGCCGGTGGCTGCTGGCCGTCTGTCGGCGGGGTGGCCGACTTCTTGAGCGCATCGGTGTCGAGCATCGAGCCCGGCTTTTGTTCGCCGTCTTTGTTGTCGGCGCCACCGGCCCCGCCACCGCCGCCATTGTCATCGGCCGGGCGCAGGCACACGCGGCTCGCTTCGAGCATGAGGTATTTAAGCATTTATTTTCTCCTTTGCATGGTTTTTAAGAACGTCACAATCGACCGCTGGCCGGAGCGCCAGAACCCGAAGGCGGCGCCATTGTAGAACCCCAGCTCGGGGTCGAAATCTTTGAAAGTGTCCATCATCCGCTCGAGATGCGCGAGCACAATTTTGCCCGATGGCGTCGAGAAGGTTTTCTCAAAAGCGGCCTTGAGATCCTCGGCGTCAAGCCCTGCCTGTTTGGCATGATGCTCGGCACTGGCGCTCTGGGCTTTAAACCAGTCCCAGCCCTGCACGTTTGTCGGGATTTCCTGCTGGTCGGCGTTGTCGGAGGCGGCAGCCTGTGGCATGGGATTTTACCTCATTGATTGTTGGACGAGGCCGAGCCCCGCACCGGGTTGAACATTTTCGACGTTGGTGAGCGCGGCGCCGATGGTTTCCTCGGCGGCGGCCTGCGCTGCCGGATCGAGCAGCAAGCTCTCGGGCACGCCGAGCTTGCGCGCAATCCATGGCACGATTTCCTTGATGTTAAACACGAGCGCGGTCTGCTCGGGGCCGAACATCGTTTTCGAGATTTCGAGCGCCTGCACGACGGCCTCGACCTCTTGGATATTTTTTTGCAGCGCGAGCGGGCTGGTGATTTCGAGCACGACCTGATCGCCGTCGATGACGATGGGATCGACCATGCTCCAATCGTTCGCGAGGATGTCGAGCACGTTCTGCACGGTCGGCAGAATGATCTCGCGCTGGATGCGGCCGTAATACGCGCCCATGTCCTCGATGTATGCGCGAACACGGTGCAGAATTTCGGCGGCTGTTTTCGGTGAGCCAGCATATTCGGGCAGATCGTTGTCGAGCAGCGCCGAGCGGATGGATTTTTGCAGGCGCTCATATTCGAGGTATGCGACATCGAACGAGCCGGAACGCTCGAGCGGCGCGATCGATGGACCTGCCGGGTGGCCGCTGTTGCGCGCGACGGGGATCATGCGCAGCGGTCCAATCACCACGTTGTCGGGGTTGAGCACGCCGTCATCGACGACGGTGTACGGGCCAGACACGGCGAGCGTGGCGTTCTTGAGCACCAGCTCCACGAGTTTGTTGATGGTCTTGATGTCGGGCAGCGCATCGAGCACGGGGCCGCGGCCGTTGACCTCATTCGGAGAGCGAGCCAGGCGGCCGACGACAAAGCGATCGAGGCGCGGCTGGCGCTCGACGATGCGCTCTTTTTCTTTGACCATCACGACATCGTAATAAACCTTGCCGGTTTCGTAGTGCGTGTATGTGGCCTCGATGAGCTCCACCGGTTTGTCGGGCTCTTTTTTGATTTCGGCTTCGAGCTTCTCGGGGATTTTAGCATCGCGCCATGTCGGCATGATGAGGTGGCCGGGCATCGCGAACTTGCGATATTTCGGGCCAACGCTGCCGAGCGGGCCCTCCTCGAGCGCGACCTGCGTCTGCGGCACGCTGTTGAAACCAACGGGCTCGATGACGGTCGGGCCTTTCTGCACCGTCATGATGCCGGTCGAGATCCACATATCCTCGGCAAGCTCGGTGACGGCCGTCTGGAAATTCGAGCGGTTGTGAATGACCGAAAACATCACCTCGGTCGCGGATTGCATTTTCTCGTTGAACTTCTTTTGCTGCGCCTTCTTGATGCCCGGGCCAGCTTTGAGCAGGCACCAGTTTTGCTCGGCTGGGAAAACGGCGTTCACGAAACGGTTGACGGCGCGGCTGGTCGATACGAGGCCCGAGCTGTCGAACAGGTGAGAGTTTTTCTTTTGCCCCTCGCTCGTGGTGGTGATGGTGTTCTGCTGGGGGCGCGTGTACATGAACGCCTCATCGAGCAGGCTATTCCATTGCATTTTGGAACCCCACGCCTTATCGCACCGCTTGATGAGTGCCTCGACTTCGAGCCGCATGATGAAACCCCCCGCTAATGTTTAAATGTTTGAGCCGCCGCTGCCGCTGCCCGATGAACCGCCACCGAGCGAGCTGATTTGATCCTCGCGGCCCGGCGCCAGTAATAAGCGGCGGCCGGTGCGGCGGCCCACTGATGCGCGGGTCGAGGATGAGATTTTCTCGTTCGCGCGCTCCTCGGCCATTTTGGCGCTCGCCTCGGCATCCGCCTGGCGCTTGAGATCTTCTTCGCTCGGCCCTTGGACCGCTGGTGTTTTACCGCCCATGTGATGCTCTCCTTGTCATGATGATGCCTGTTTCGACGTAACCGAATTTTGCAAACAAATTGCGAAAATGCGCAAGCTCTATATTTCCAATCTCCGGCGCGGCGGAGGCATAGGACACCGGGCAGCCCCAGTCATCATAGCATTGCACCGCCATCGCGACCAGCTCGCGCGATACACCCGTGCCGCGATAGGCGGGATCGACGTAAAACTGATACATCTCGCCGATTGTCGCGTATTCGGTGTCCACGTAGGCGACGAAATAGCCAACGATGCGGCCCTCGTGCTTGGCGAGGATGATTTTGACGACCGTGCGATCGAGCATGGCGACGAGAAACTTGCGGAATTTCGAGGTGTCGGCGTAATCGTGGCCCGTGAGCTGCACGTTATCGCTCGACTTAAAGAACGCATGGGCCAGCGTCACCAGCTCGTCGATGTCGGCCTCGGTGGCGAAAGTGATTTCATATTCAAAAGGTTGAGTTTTCATGCGATGGCAGCTCCTTGTTTTAACAGTTTGCGATAAAGCTGGTACGGCGTCACGCCCCAAAACGGCAGGCCGATGGTATAGGCGCAATACGATGCGCAGGTGATGGCCCAGCCGCGCGGGATGGTGCGGCGAATATCGGGCGTGTGGCGGATCATGACGACGGTCTGGCCCAGATCCTTGAGGCGGGTGATGACCTCGTGCAGCTTCCACTCGTTCGTGTAGCCGTGCATCACGAAACCGCGCAGCGGGTCCACCTGCATGATCCACCCGTTATCGAGCTCGGCGAACAGCTGCACATGCCGAAAGCGGGGATGGCAGAGCTTGGCAATGCCGAGCTGGCACTGTGATGAAAAGGCGAAATACCAACGCTGCGGCTTTGGGGTCATGTCGAAAAGCCATCCTTGGCAGCCCAGCCGTTTGACCATGAACTTTTAGCGCTGGCGCTGGTGTGCTTGCGCACGGGCGTGCCCTCGCCGGAGCCCAGCAGCCAGTAACCGCACGCATCGCACGGGTGCGAAAATTCGTTCTTGCTCGGCTTATCGGAAAACATCGGCGCACCGCTCGAGCTGGTGAGGTTCATGCGGCGATAATCCCATTTACCCTTGAGCCCGTTGATGAGCATTTTGCATCGCGGGTGAATGAGCAGCGCAGGCTTGCCCATGATGATGCGCGAGCACGGCCCGGCGATGGCCTCGCGGCGCACATGGATGTCGTTCGATGGCGCAGGTTTAACGGGGAAACCTTCGGCGCGCAGGTATTCGTTGATCTTGGTTTCAAAGACCTGATCGCGCTGCTCGGCGGCCGGGTCGGTGTATACGGTGCGCACGGGGATGCCGGGCAGGTTCGTGTTGAGAAAATCCTTGAGCAGCTTACAAAAGTTTTCGACGCCCATATCTTTCGCGCATATCTCGTGATGAGCCAGGCGCGTGCCGGTCATCGGGTGCGTCTGGCCGATGATGGCGGCCGGGGTGAGAGTGCCGCCGCCGATGTCGATGCCGATGTCGAGCGGCACGTCGTTCATGATCGGAATGTCGCAGACCTGCGTTTCGGCGTTAAATTCGGGGATGACGGCCTTGCCCGTTTGAACGTAGCCATAGCGGCCCTGCGCATACACGGTGATGTACTGGCGCGAGCGGTTGATGAGCTGGCGCGCATAATATCCGGGGTCGAGGTTTGGCATGTTCTCGGCCTCGGGGTTGATGCCCCAATACGTGCCACCGGCCGGGATGATTTCGTCGCGCTCGTATTCGTAATCGAACCCGGCCTCGATGCTCTCGAATTTGCCGTTCGACATCTCGCGCAGCTCAAGCACGGCGGGCGGCTGCTTGAAAATCTTGTACGAAAGATCGATGACGCGGCCACCGGGCAGGCGGTATTTGATCGGCTCGTGATTGTTCTCGAAATATTCATACCACCAGCTGTCCTCGTCGGGCGGGTTCGTGTCGCACCACACCATCGGGTTGACGCATCCGCCATCGGCCTGCGATGGGTAGCGGCCGACGCGGCCGGTGAGCGCATCGATGATGACGCGGTTAATCTCGCGCGCCTCGTTCACCCATGCGCCGGTGAGCTCGAGCGAGAGCAGCTTGCGCACATCGCTCGGATTGTCGAGCGCGAGGAACATCACCTCGATGTCGAGGCCGGGCTGCCCACCACGCGGCGGGAACTGCATCCGGTATGTGATGGGCGCCGAGAACACGGGGCGGCCATGAGGGCCAGGCGGAAAGATGGCCTCGAATGTTTTGATGGTCGTGGATTTGAGCTCTGGGCCCGTGTTGCGGATGACGGCGTAGCGTGCGCGTTTCCAGTTGTCTTTCTGCGTGGGCTGCTGCTGCGCGTGCCAAAAGATTTTAGTCGAGCAGCCGTGCGATTTACCCGAGCCCACCGGGCCCATGAGCCCGACGACCGAAGCCGGGCTCAAGAGCGCACGATGCACTGTGGGCGAGTGGGTGAGATCGACCTTAATCAGCCCGTCCATTTTATCGGCCGATCCTTCCGAGGCCAGCTGCGAGAGAGCCGAGCTTTGGTGCTTTGGCAGGCGTCGAGATGTCCGGGGTCTTTGCGTTCGCCGCGATGAGCTCGGGCGTCCACGGCTGGCACACCGCGATGAATGTTTCTCTGTGGGTGTCCGCGGTATCGATGGAGAAAAACTCGCTCATCGCTTCGAGCCACCAGCTCATCGGTTTTTGCGTGATGTGCGCATTGCGGCCATCGGGCAGCTTGTGATGCGCCGGGCCTGTGGCGATGGCAAAGAATACGACCTTTTTCGTGAGGCTGGCGATGTGTTCGAGCACCGCGCGAACTTTGTCCTCCTCGACATGCTCCATCACATCGGTGCAGACGACGAGATCGGCAGGCTCGGGCAATTGCTCGGCGCCACGCACGGCCGGGTCGTAGCCGATGATCGGGCAGATGCCCGGCACATCCTTGAGCGCGGCAGCGAGTGAGCTTTTGCCGCAGCCATAATCGAGCACGCTGGTCGTGGTCAGGCCAAGCCCGGCGATGAGGCCGTGCACATGATCAGAATACACATGGCCCGTGTTGCCCCACGAGGCATCGAGCTCATGCTTTTGAGAGAGCTGGGTCAAATATGCTGGCGAGATTAAATTTTCGGATTTCATCGGTAAACTCCTTGGCTTGTGTGATGTTAAAGCCCATGCAATGCAGCGGGATGCCGACATGCGTGTGCCACTGTTTTACGACTTGGATACGCTCGCCGCGGTTGAGATGCTGCCACGGCCAGCCGTTGAGGATCCCGCTCTTGATGCCAAAGCGGTCGAGATATTCATCGGTCGCACGGTAGTCGGGCATCATGCGCCTGGCCTTGGTATCCCACCAGTGCTCGGCGCGTCGTGCGGCCTCCTCGATTTTCATGCCCTTGCCGATGGGGCTCATCATGCGGCCCGTCACCGGGTCGAGGATGTCGGCGAGCTCCTCGTATCCCTTGAGCGGGTTGAGCAGCGCGCCGAGATGTTCCTCGTCGCTCATGCTGCCACGTCCATGAACACGCCGGGGCGGGGCGGCTTGTGCTCGCTGATGGCTTTAAGCGCGGCACGCAGCTTTGCGGTGCGCTCGAGCTCGTAAGCCTCGCGTGCAATGCGTGCGTGCTCGGCCATCGATGAGGTTGCGAGTGCTGTCATTTTTTGCCCCCGTTCATGACGCGATAAGCCAGCCGCTCGGCTCTGGTCGGCTCTCGGTAGGTTTTAACCACGACCTCGCGGCGGTCGGTGTCGCGCCAGATGGCAGGCCACTGGTCGGCGCAGACGCCCCAGAGCGGCAGACGCCCCAGAGCGGCAGCATCGGCCAGCTTGCGCACACGGGTGAGCTGCGGATGCTTGAGGTGCACCTGCGTGGTCTTTGCGACCATGCGCAGGCGGCGGGATGCGCGCGTCGTTTTCTCGTATGCCATCACGCCCCCCGTTTCTGCGTGACGAGGTTGTGCTGCGCGGAATTGGCAGCCAGCGCCTTGAATGTCGCATCGAGCACGGCCGTCACGAGGCGGGCCTCGCCGACAATCTCGACACGAACGCGCGGGGTTTTCAGGCTGGCACGGCCTTCACCGGGTCTTAGTGCTTTGGTTTTTTTCGATTTAGTCATGGTTACGCTCTCCTTTGCATGGGGGTGAATTTGTCGCACTGGATAATCTGGCAGCGGCGCTCGCGTGCGACGGCGACGAGGGCAGCAGCTTCGGGGTGCTCACGCAAGAACGCGGGGCACATGACCACCGTGCAGCCCTGCGGGTGCGATTTGAGATGCTCGGCATCGCGGATGTATTCGACCTGCGAATGATGGCAGCCACGCGCGGCAGCGGCTTTAACCGCCATCGACATCGACGGGGCCAAAAAGAGGAACATGGGTTTCGGGTGGTGTGGGTGCATGGTCGATCACTTCCTGTGTGTTGCCGATGATAAGCACGCCGCTCCATGCTTTCGCGTAGGCTTGTTGAGCCTGCTCGACATCGTGTTCAGTTTTGAGAGCGGTGATAATTCTGTCAAGCAGATACGCGAGCCGCGTGGCCTGTGTGAGCTCGAGCTTGCCCTGAAACACCAGCCGGTACACGCGCGTCATCTCCTCACGCAGCGCCCCGATGCTTTCCAGCTTCGACGGCACAGTGAGCTCGCCTTTCGCAAGCAGCGCGATTTCGTGTTTTGGCTCTTTGGGGGTACGTGGCGCCCGAGCCTCACATGATTTCAGCTTCTTATTGCGTGCGACTGGTGGTTTTAGGGGGTCTCGCTTGGGTTTTGTCATCCCGCTGCCCTCCCGTGCTCAAAAAACACATCGACCTTGCTCCGGCTGTAGCCTGCGAGGGCCGAGATGACGGCATCCTTGTGGTGCTGGTTGCAGTATTGCGCCATGAAGCCGGTGGGAAAACGCAGGGCGAACGCCTTGGCGCCTGGCCTTTCGCTGGGCTGCTCGACGATGACGACATCCTTGAACCATGAGCGGTAGAGCGGTGCGCCGATTTTGTCGAACAGCGCGCGGGCTGCCCCTTGCAGGCCATCGATCAGATGCGCATCGTCGGCCTGCGCGGTGGCTTTTTGCTCGAC